TTTATCATACCACAAATGAGAAGGTCTGTCATACCCACAGTCGTACACACAAACCTGATAAAGACCTAGTGTAAAAGATTGGCCCCAGAAGATTGCGACCAAAGCGCACACTTAACGCTCAATCAGCCTGTCTAGCTTGCCTTCCAGCCGATCAAGGCGAGCAATAACTTTATCCATGTCAGACTGTGAACGGTTTACAGATGTATAATCACGCGCCATTATTTCGCGTGTTGTAGATAAACTTTCGGAGAGTTTGTCCAATTTGGCGTGTTGCGTTTTAGCCCACCAACCAGTTGAAGCAATCAAAACACCTAAGACTAGATCAACTCCGAAATACATATTCATTTCATAACTCTCATGTAACTTTGATTTGCGTTCACTTTCCTAAGATATATCACGTCATGACCCGAAGCGGTATCTATAATCTCACTTGAGCCTGTCCAAAAAGAACTATCCCCGCTTTCTTCTGGCTCATCTGCGCTAATGATCTCCCCAGAAGCATTATACCGATCAATCAATATAGGATAATTACCTGAACTTTTTTTATAACTTTTCCAATGCGTTAATTGGTTTTGAGCGTTGTAGTGATAAGCCCTGACTGTCTCTCCATCCGCTTGACCATTGACATAAAACCTCTGATTGCCAGACCGCAAACTCTCCAAATTAAAGCCATAGCGTGTTGTAGATGCAGACAGAACTTCTGGAGGTATATCGCCTACATAATCTCTCAATGCCGCAATATCATTAAAACAAACAGAGGTTGAGAAATCGCCCTGCCTATCGCAGAAAGCTATTTCCGTAATGAAAGGCCAAAGCGTAAATGACATCTCATTAAGCGCCTCAGAATGCTTTGCGAATTTGATTACCCAACTCATCAGACCACCGTATAGCTACCACTTGAGCCAGTTGATACAACTGTTGACCCATTAGAAACCAATCTTAAAAATCCACCGCGCCCAGATGCCCCATCATGGAATGATTGCCCCCCAGCGCCCCCAGAACCTATAGTATAACTTATTGATGACCCCACATTAACATAACCCGCGCCGCCTTTTTCTTGACCAGCATTTCCACCAGAGCCACGGCTTCCACTTTCATCATAGTCTGCGGGTTGATCTCCACCACCGCCAGAGCCGCCAGCCGCATAACCAGTTCCAGCCGCAGCATTCTGATTGTAAGCTGTGTATCCACCAGAATACCCAAAGTTCTCTGAATACCCTTGTGCAGTTGAAGCGTCTTGCCCCTTTGTAAAGTCAGAGGTGTAATAAGTGTCGCCATTACCGCCGCCCAAGCCCCCCGATGCTGAAATATTGGTTCCACCAAAATTCATAGAACTTGTACCACCTGATCCCGCCCTTCCAGAACCACCACCATTCTCAACCCCGTAACCGCCACCGCCACCACCGCCCAAAAGCTTATAAGAAATGTATCTTGCTAGAACTGTTCCTCTAAATTGACTTAACTTAATTTCACCAGATTGAGGAACCCCAGTATTGTTACCACTTACATTATTTTCATATGTGTTGCTTCGATAGTATTCAGACATTGAAATAGGATTGGAACCGCCAAACTCAGTCTGGATTGTAGACATTGAAATAGAGCCTGTCGAAGCAATTGCCATTAGACTGTTCCATATGCTGTAATATCGCCCACACAAGTCAACGAACCTGTGGATGTTAGCTTCATCACACCAGTTCCGTTATATTCAAAGAGCAAATCATTCCCTGATCTTTCCAACTTCCAAAGACCGATAATTGGATGAAAAGTGTTGTTCGTGGTATCCAATTCTCCAATCGTTATCCAATCGGTCCCGTCATAAATCTTCAAAAGATTGGTGTCTGTTTCGAACCAAAGCATGTAAGCGGATGGGCTTGAGGGGGCATTTGCCCCAGAGTGTAGTGTGTTCAACGTATCCAGCGCGTTGTTAATTGCTGTTCTTGCTGCACTCGCTGATACGTTGCCTATAGTTAAGCTGTTTTGTGACATCTAGTAACCTATTGTTCCTGTGAGTTCAGTTATTTTGGGTGACACTTCAGTATTTGTTGCGTCCAAGTTTACTCTAAACTGAAAGCCACGTCCAACAACCTGTTGTCCAAGAGCATCAGCCCATTCCCCCCAAGTAGGCGATGAAGCTGGATCATCGCTTGTAGCCCTTACTTGTATAGCTGTAGAGAAATCCCCAAACCCAGCATCTTCATTTGTCCAATCGTCGAATGTATCAGGCCAAGTGTCCCAAGTTTGCGGGATATTATCAAACACAGAAGAATAATCTATGTATCGCGCAAATGTTACTGATCCGCTAGTTGTGACCGTGCGAACAGTACCAACATCAATGTAATCTGCACTGGATGCAGTTTGCGCCCCTGACAATGCTCCACCAAAATAATACGTCCCAGAAGGTGTTGATGCAGACGTATCATCAATTCTCAATTCATTTGGACTTGGAACAGTATCAACTTGAATATTTGAGTTTGTAAGCCCCGTATTGCCGCCGAATGTAGAATGCTCAGTCTGAGTAATGTTGTTTCCAAGAACTGGAAGAGCAGCCGCAGGGACAAGCACATACCCAACATTATCACTTGGGTTGCCAGCTTTATCATATGCCTTGATAAGATATGTCCCTGATCTAGCGGGTAAAGAGATGTTCGTAGCGGGGCGTCCTACACGCTCAACAAGAACATTTGAGTTACCGCCCCATAATGTATTTGCCGCGCTCAGTGAAGCTGTAGTGAGGTCTGAGGAGTATCTTATTAGATAATAAGAGAGATCAAGGTCAGAGATAGCAGCCCATTGCAAGAATATTGTGCCTTGCGATACTTCGAAAACAAAGCTGGAACTTGATACATCGCTTGGTGGACTGTCAAATGGAGCAAGCAAGAAGTTCAAAAGATAGCTATATTCGCCCTTTACTCCGAATGTGTTTATGCCCCTTACTCTTGCGTCATAGTTTCCTTCGTCTAAATCCAAAACGCTATACCGCCCAAGACCGCCCGTTCCAATATTTAAATAATCGCCAGTGCTTGCTGGTCTATACTGAACCTCAACGCGATCAATTCTTGAAGCATCTTGAGTTGTTACGTCTAGCTGCAATTCCCTAAGAAGCTTTTCACTGACAACTTTAAACACGCCACCATATTGATTTGATGTTGCAATAGCTACAGCGGGAACTTCAAATGGGCTTAGAAGGTTTGTGTTGTCCCTTTCATAAACCTGCCCATCAGAAATAGTATCAAAAACACTTGCGCTGATTTCCCGCAAAACCAAACTTACGCCCAATTCAGCGCCAGAAAGCCCAAAGGTCCATTGAATAACCTCAAATGTCTTTGAGGAGAACCCGAACCTGTCGATTGTCAAATTCACAACATCGCCAACTTGAAGCTCAAATGCCTTCATGCCGAAGGTCGCTTTTACCGTTAGCTGTTGACGATTGCGCTCTAAGGTTATCAAAGCCAAATGACGCGCTATTTGGAAATCATCAGTAAATGGAAGGCTGAGATTGTAAACGCTTTTTTGACCGCCATCAGCGTCAATGAACGCTTGGTTTGTTACTTCTGCATAGTCTGTAGGCTGATAGTTTGTAGCGGGACCGCGAAACACGCCCTTGATTGTATTGAAATTATCTCTCCGACTATGCCTTGTAGATACTTGCACATTGGAACGAAGATCATCTGTGGTAAGGCTAATTGTTGGATTGACATAATGACCAGCCTTCATTCGCCATTTGCCTTGACCATACCAAAGCACACCGCCCATCGCAGTCAGCAAATCCATAAGATGATCATGCGGGGTTACGGCTGTTGTAAAGGCACCATTTAAAGTAAATCGGTTGCCCCCTGTTTTGGTCGATGGCGGGTCCGCATCATTAACATCGTAATCCGCATATTGGCAAACATCAGCCGCAATCTCTACCTTATCATCATCAATTGAAGCCGCCGCTTCCCCAAGGCCATAAGTTGTGCTTGTTAAATAATCCCTTATGCACAGAGCGGGGTTATCTGACCAAGCCGTTGTGCTGGTTCGCGGATCATAAACCTTCTTGCCCTTTATAAGACAGGACATCTCAGGAACACCATTTGGGAACGCATCAGCATCAAACGCCATTCTTACATAAGCATAAGCAACACCTCTTAGCTTATGATCAGACGTCCATCCGCTACCCTCTGCGATAAGGTTCGCAATCGCTGTGTCATTCTCTGTGCCGCCTTTTCTGAAGTATATACGAACATAATCGTTATATCTGTCATGGGTAGCACCAGATGGGCTGGTTGCTACCGTAGGATAATAATAAGTATCGCTGTGACTGTCTGTGCCTGTGGTAAGGGTCAAAGCTTCATTGTTGAAATAGAAAGTTGTAAATTCCTCAATCTCATGTCCAGTAAAGGCAATGACCCTATGCAAAACCTTATTGTTTACACCAGACACATCATCATAAACGATTGCACCGCCTACTTTGGTTTTCCCATAGATGATTTGATGGTTTGCAGCCGCCGCCCTTGATGATACTTGATAGCCGCTATTCGCTTGGTTTTGGGGTATATCTGGAATTGAAGGCTTTGGAGTAAGCGCATTGAGGGCCGCGCCCATAGCTGTAGAAATCAGGAAGTGCGACATCATAGAGCCGCCCATAAGGGTCGCACCTGTCACCCCCATTCCAACCATTGCGCCTGTGGAAAGGGTTGATACCAAAGCCATGCCAGCCGAAATCGCCATCAGTCACCTATATATTTCTGATAGACCCGTTCTACCATATTATAGCGCATATAATCCAACAGTTTGTCAAAGGGCTTATGAGCCTTGGTGTTTATGTTAAGAACGGAAATCCCATCTTCCTTCAAACACCGCTCTGCAAACTTAATAAGCTTGATCCCCGTAAATCCCTTTCGATGTTCCTTTGAAAGATAAAGAACATCATTCTGTGCAAACATATGGTCTTTGTAATGAATGTTGACGCCCGTTATAACAACGAAATATCCAACCAACTTTCCATCTTCTCGCGCTGTAAATATCTTGAGGCGATTATTTTTCTCAAGTTCCTCATAAGCGTCCCAATCAGGATTGAGTTTTATCTTGGACTTATTGACCGCAATCTCTTGCCAATGCTCTTTGATCAGTTCTTGTATTTCGATATATACGCTTGCAAGAAACTCTTGCTGATAACTAGACACCAGCCCTTCCCCAAGTCAGTTTTTGCTCTTGAAGACTTTCGACAAAATCAAAACCCTTATCTTCGGAGTAAATAGATTTTTGATATTCGGAAGTAAACCTTCCGACCCGTGGACGCTCCAAGTCAATCAATTTATTCTCTACAGTCAATTGAACCGTAGAACTCTCTGGACCCTCATCAATACTCATCTGATCCATATATCCCGTAAACACTTCTGTCAGACTTGATTGAGAGGACGTCATACCAAAATAGATTGTGCATTCACGTCCCTGATATTGCTCAGAGAGAGCCAAAGATACAACTTGGCTAGGCACACCGCTCAGAGTTATAGTTGCCCCTTTAGCGGCAATCTCTGTGCTTTCTTCGATGCTGGAAATGTCTAGCATATTACCAGTTCCAAAATATTGGTTGCCATCATATGTCAGAGTTCCCAAGCCCGTCCAAAGCCTCAGAACGCGATCTTGGGTTGTTCCATCCGCAGCCGTAAAAGTACCGCTATCAAAGTTTAACTCAACAGCAAAAAATGGATATATAACATCGTCGTTTAAGGTAGATGATACGCCGCTTGATAAATCCCTAGACACCGATCAACCCCTATAACACTTCAACAATATCAAATGAAATTCCATATCTAGCGATATTATCTATGTTCCATGAAACGGTATTTGTAGATAAACGAAAAACCCCTTGCGGGTTGTTTGTTCCCAGTGTTTCAGAGGAATATGTTTGACGCAGATTTGGATAAATTTCCAATGTGCCATTGCCAGTTTTATCTGCAAGCACTTGATAAAGTTCCGCAGAACTACTTGACCCTAACTGGATAAAGTCACCCGCTAACAGTGTTTTATCCTGATCACCTGTCTGCATTGTAATGGTGACCGAACTATCGCCTTGGGTTCCAGTTATGCTTGCCGCATTCCCAGCATTGGTCGATCTCAATGTTCCTCTGGGGGTAGCGTGATCAGGATGACCGAAAAGCATACTGCCCTCAACGCCTTTTAAGCTTGTAAGAGCCGCAGCCCATGCCGCCGCTGTTGCTCTCTTTTGAGGGGGAAGGGTCACGGTTGCTTCCCATCTCTGACCGCCAAGAACAACAATTTGCTGTTTAAACGTATATGGAGACTGAGAATTGATTACAGCATTGATTGATCGCCACTCAATCGCAGAGATGCCTGTTGAGGGCAATGTTATGGGGTATGTAATAGCCATTAACCAAAGACCGCTTTCATTTGACCGCCGCGCCGCCTACTGCCCATTATACCTTGCTCAGTCATTTTTGCAATTTGTGGTGCAGCTTGGTGGATGATTTTCTTGACGCTCTCATCGCCATTTGCTGAGAATGCAAAGGTTTGATTGACAGTAACACCGCCGCCCATGCCCCTTGTGGTTGCCGCATTGACAATAGAACCAGCGCCTTGAGGCACAAACAATTCTGGACCGCGCTCCCCTACCAGAACGGGCGCTCCTCGCATTACTGGACCGCCTGTAGCTTTGGTTTGCCCTATTGAGGAAATGAATGTTCCAGCATCACCCCCAATTGCACCGCCTACCGCGCTGAACATACCACTGATCATAGGTCGTATAATCTGTGCCTTAATAGCATCTGCGATCATTTGTCTTAGAATATCTCTGAATGTATCTCTTAGGCTTTCTAAGTTTAGTTTGCCCTTTTCTACAGCATCGACCAAAGCATCTGTTAGGCTATCTGCCATTGCGTTAAAGCCATCCCTAATAGACGTCAAAGCTGGGTATGTTTTTTCTAGCATTTCTAATTGCAATCTAGCCAACTCATCTTTGACATTTGTAAATGCCTCTTTAAGCTTTGGACCAGCTTTGTCCCCCATCGTTTCCATAGCGGCATTTAATAAATTAAATTCTTTTCTTACTGCATGAATAGGGCTTATATTAGAATTAATAGCCTTCTGTAAATCTGTTAAGCCTTTTTTACCCTTTCCACCACCCGCCGCAGCGAGTGCTGCTTGAATGTTTTCTATCGCTCTCGCGGCTTCCCCCGCAGGGGCAAAAGTTTCTGGCTCAAAAGCTTGACCCGCAGCATCTCCAAAAATTAACCTACGCGCTTCGTCAATATCAGAAGCCGCTTCTGTAAAATCCTCTGAAATTGCAGAGAGCATTTGTTTAATATTGTCAGGCAATATATCATCAAAGGTCATCTCAAGCTTATCAGCAATATCCTCAAACATACCAAATTGTTGCGCAGCATATCCAAGTGCGCCAGCAATAAGAAAAATTGGTGATCTTTTAATCACTCTATTCATAAATGCAAAAGCTTTACCAGACGCCAAAGTCGCCCTTGCAAATTTGAATGCTTCTTGCGCAGAGGTCCAAAAAGACTTTGCTACGTTAAGAGAAATGTATGCGCCCGTTGCAACAATCAAAAGCGTCATGTTTTCGCGCACAACATCAATGGCTTTTTGAACATATTCTATGATAATGGCAATGTATGGGCCAAAAGCTTCACTAAGCTGAGTATAAATTTCTTTGCCTAGTTCAATTACACTTCGCATTGGATTAGCAAGTATAGCAAAGCTTTGTCTTACAAAATCAATTGTTTTTGCAAGATTTGAGAATGCAGCACCCAAGAAATTACCTATGATGTCTGCAAGCCCCATGCTGCTATTTGTAACATCTGTTAATTGTGCTACTAATTCTCTGAACCCTTCGTTCAATCCACTTTCAGCAATTGCACCCCTAAATTTGTGCATTGCGTCACCGAACATAGAAACAGTACCAGCGGTTGTTTTTGCAAATGCGTCCATAGCGCCATCTGATGTGCCGCCTGTTCCAAAGTGCTTGATCAAAATAGCCGCCGTCTCAGACGCACTATAACTTACGCCAGCTTCAAATCCTGCAAAAGCAGAAACACCAGCCTGTTTAAATAAGTCCGCAGAGCCAATACCCGCAGATAGCGCCCGTTGTACATTTTCTGATGCCATCTCAAATGGGATGCCAAATTGTGCTGCAATATTACCTGTTATCTGTAATAGTTCCCCAAGCTCATCTGCATTGTCAGAAGCAGCCGCAAGAGAGCCAGCACCTTTTTGGATTTGATCCAAAGAAAACGGAACACGACCAGCAAACTCAGCCATAATGTCAAACGCTTTGGCACCCTGTTCCGCGCTGCCAAGCAAAGCATCAAGTTTAACTCTTAAACCCTCTATTTCAGCGCCCGTATCAATGGCGCTTTTAATGAAAGAACCAAAGATTGCAGTGCCGCCGATAACCGCAATGGCTCGCCCTACCTTTCGGAAAGCATCAGCCATACGGTCTGTATGTCGCTCAGTAGTTTGAGAAACCTTGGCAAGATCACGCTTGAGATCAGCCATATCCGCTTCAATGCGGACTAAGAGGGTATCAACTGTCGTAGCCATTAGTCGGGATATAACTCCATCAAGTTCTCAAGTTCATCCTTTTTCAGCGGTGGCGGTTTACCGCTAGAATGAAACTCACTAAATCCTTCAATAGCTAGGTAAAACTCCTGCAATGACATCGACCAAAATTCACTTGAACTCATTCTCATTTTGCCCAAGGCAACTTTGATCCATTCATCCCAAGGCAGTTCTTCAACTGCTATGCGACCGCCGCTATCGCGTTTCCCTCCTCATCCCCCAAGATATGAACAATGATCTCCGCAACCAACCTGATGCCCTCTGTAAACCCAGCTTCCCAGATAAGCTTTTGGACGTCACGATCTTTGACATCAGTGCCGCTTGTTCTGATTACTGGCGTCAAAATGGAAACCATATCTGTCGCTGAAAAATCTGCGTCTTGCAGTCCGCTTGCGATCTTCAAAATACCGCGCCCACAATTTTGCTCAATACGCATTATTGTGTCCATTGATATTTTGCAGTTATATGTCTGATTTCCCAGACTTAACTTTAGCTCTCCGCGTTTTGGGTTTGTCAATTTCTAACTCCTCTGTTTGAATTTCGCAGACCTCATTTCGATTGCCTACGTTAACAATACTGACCACCTTATAATCATTCTTGTCAACATTCAAAATTGCGCCTACGGAAATCTCCGCATCAAATGGCACTGAAAATAGCAAGCCTTTTTGGAAGCCTGATACCTCAGTGTCATTGATACTTACTTTAACAGAGTTCCAAGCCATCAATCAGCCTACACCGTTGCGAAGGTAACTGTGCCACTGCTTTCAAGGGTCACATCGTATTGGACTGTTCCGTTATACTCACCGTTGAATGCCAATGACGCGACCATGAACTCCCCAGTGTATGTTCCGAAATCAGGAATTAAGATTTGGAAGTTATGAAAGTCTGATGCCGCAAACGCGCTTTCAAGAGTTGTTTCTGATGCCGCATCCGTAAAAACGCCGCTTCCCGAAATCGTAACAGACTGAATGCCGCCATTTGCTAAAAGCTTACGGATACCTGCATCATCAATGGTTGTTACGTCAACCGCTTCCTCATTCTGAGTAATTGATGTTGTTCTCAAGCCACCAATGGTTGTGTATGTATCGCTTGCCGCAGACGCAGTATTATCCGCGCCGATTTTAAGCAACATCGCTGAACCTTTTTGAGCCGCCATATTTTATCTCCTATGTGTCAAACATAACGACCCGAAATCTCATGACCCCGTGCCGCGTTATTCCATCATTCTCCGCTAGTGTTGTTGAAAACTCTTGTCTGATAAGCACTAGCGATGCTCCTGCTACTGTTATAGCACTATCGTGTAGCAAAGAATAGATACTTTGCATGATCTCTTTAATCTCGCGCCTTCCTCTGTATTGGGACCACGCATGAATGGTTAATGTATGCTCAAGGCCATCAAGGGTTTTTGTGCCATTATTCGATGTAGTTTCTTCGCCCATCAAGACATAAGGGTAAGACGTTTGCTCTGGCACATCATCATAAACAGAAACATTCCCAGTACCGCCAATCCCAGTGACATTGCCGTTAAGGGCTGAATAGATTGCCTTCTGTAATTCCCACGAATGTAAAGACATTATAGACCGCTCCCTTTAAGACGCTTGAACATTCTTCTTATCTTTGGCCTATTTTCTTCAAGAGCGGGTTGCATGAAAGGACGCGCATCCATTTTGCTTGTGCCAAATTCAAGAAACTCTGAATACTCTGCCCTGCTTTCGACACTGGCACCCATTTTGTCGCCATCAATAACTTCAGAGATATTATTAGCTAAATATCCCGTGTCAGTATTAGGCGGGTTTCCATCTGAAGATGCCGTATGGGTCCGTCTTGGATTGTATTTTTCATAAGTAATCCCAGAACTTCCATGCTCGTGAATAGATGTAACAGCCGTGTTCCTAACCATCTGCGCACTTGCAGCGATAATTTGCTGAACCTTTCGCTCATAAGCTTTGCTGACTTTTGCGGTATTGCTCTTGCGAACCACCTTCGTGCGAATGCTCATGTTGGGACGCCTTCTTCGCAATCTAATTCCAAAAACTTGAACCGATTATCTACGTTAATCACGCCCTTGATATTGAAAATTCGCGTTTCTTGCTGACCATCAAATCTTACAAATGTTTGAGAAAGCCTGTTTTTATGGGTCAAATCCTTGCGATAACGAACAGTGATCTTATGCTTGGCAACCTCTCTCAATTGGTTGTCTCGCCCAAACTCGCCTTCTCTGGCGCTTTGAGGCTCAATCTTAGCAAAGATAGTTGCAACCTTAGACCATGATAATGCTGCACCACCCCCATCATCAGATGTTCGCGTGTACGATTGCAGTTCAAGTCTTTCCCTCATGCGACCTATAGACATCAGCCAATCCCCGACCTCAACACATTCTCATAAGGCGTAGCGCCAAATCTCATAATCTTGTATGGCTGAAGCAATGCTTGCAATAATGAAGGCGGCTTAGGTAGCGCGGACCCTTCAAAGTCACCCCTGTGCTCATACAGAAAAGTGCAATATTGCAAAATCGCTAACCTAATAGGCTCTGGAACGCTATCTGGGGAAGAACCATAACCAGCCGTGAAATTGATTTCCAATCCATTGGCACCGCGCAAATCAGTAGGCCATGAACCGCCATCCAACAGAACAATGCGGGGGACGTCTCTGACTGTATCGACGTAGTAATTACTTGTAGCCCATGTGCTTTCTGTCCCTGCGTCATTGTAATATTTGACTGAGGTAACGCTGATCACTGGGGATGCGGCAATCTCAATGGCATATTG